AATGGATGTTAATAGCATCCAGATGACTGGAGAATATCAAACAAACTCATTAGTAGACAGATATAATCGTATATATTCAAGTAACAGTACATCACTTTACGGTGCTCAATTAAACCTTAACTGGAAATATCTTCGTACTCAGATTTACTCTGATTATGATGCTATGGATACAGATGCTATCATTGCATCTGCTTTAGATATAATCGCAGACGAATGTACTCTTAAAAACGATATGGGAGAGGTACTTCAAATTAGAAGTAGCGATGAAGATACACAAAAAATATTATATAATTTATTTTATGATGTATTGAATATTGAATTTAATATGTGGTCTTGGATTCGTCAAATGTGTAAATATGGTGATTTTTTCTTAAAATTAGAAATCGCTGAAAAATTTGGTGTGTATAATGTTATTCCTTATACAGCCTACCATATTGAAAGACAAGAGAATTATGATATTAAAAAACCAGCTGAAGTAAGATTTGCTTTTTCACCAGATGGTTTCGCGGGTGGCTCAGGATATTATGGTATAGGTGGTAAAGACAATTACGCTACTAGAAAGAATGATAACCATTTATATTTTGACAATTATGAGATGGCTCATTTCAGATTAATTACTGATGTAAATTATCTTCCATATGGTAGATCATATCTAGAACCAGCTCGTAAATTATATAAACAATATATTTTGATGGAAGATGCTATGCTAATCCATCGTATTGTTCGTGCCCCAGAAAAACGTATTTTCTATATCAATGTTGGTTCTATCCCACCAAATGAAGTAGAAAACTTCATGCAAAAGACCATCAATACAATGAAGAAAACTCCATTTATTGATCCTCAAACTGGTGAATATAACATGAAGTATAATCAACAAAACATATTAGAAGATTTTTATATTCCTGTAAGAGGTAATGATAGTGCTACTAAAATTGAACCTACTAAAGGAATGGATTACACAGCAATCGAAGATGTAGTTTATTTGAGAGATAAATTATTTGCTGCTTTAAAAGTACCTAAAGCGTTCATGGGCTATGAAAAAGATTTAACAGGTAAAGCAACATTGGCAGCAGAAGATATTCGTTTTGCTCGTACAATTGATCGTATTCAAAGAATTATCTTATCAGAATTAAATAAAATTGCTTTAGTTCACTTATATACTCAAGGATATAGAAATGAACAGTTAACTAATTTTGAATTATCATTAACTACACCTTCTATCATTTATGATCAAGAAAGAATTGCATTAATGAAAGAAAAGGTAGATTTAGCTCGCCAAATGATAGAAACTAAATTAATGCCTACTGATTGGATTTATGATAATATCTTCCATTTAAGTGAAGACCAATATGATGAATATAGAGACTTGTTAATTGAAGACCAAAAACGTACTTTCAGATTAAAACAAATTGAAAATGAAGGTAATGACCCATTAGAATCAGGTAAATCATATGGTACACCTCATGACTTAGCAGCACTATATGGTGCTAGTAGAAATGGAGGATTACCAGCAGGATATGGTGATGATTTAACATTGGGTCGCCCTAAAGAAAGAGTGTCTAACATTGGTACTCAAGGTAACGCGTTTGGTACTGATAGATTAGGTAATAAAGGAATGAGAAAAGGAGATGATACTGGTGAAGATAAAACTTTAAGAAATAATTTTAAAGGTGGATCACCATTAGCATTAGAAACACTTCAAAATAAAACTTTACTTGAAGGTTTAGAAAAGAAAATCTCATTAAAGAAAGAAGAGTCCTCATTACTTGATGAATCTCAAATACGAGAATAAAAAATTCATATATATTTATAACAAAATATTACTATAGAATGAACATTAAACATTCAAAGTACAAAAATACGGGGATCCTTTTTGAATTGCTTGTAAGACAAATTACAGCTGATACATTATCAGGAGTAGAGTCAAAAGCATCTAATATCCTTAAAAAGTACTTTACTAAGACAGAGTTAGGAAGGGAGTACAAATTATACGAAAGTTTCTTTAAAAATGTAAATGTTAGTGAAGCAAAAGCAGATATGGTATTAAATACTATTGTTGAAAGTGCTAAACATCTTAACAGATCAGCTTTAAGAAGACAAAAGTATAATTTGGTAAACGAAATTAAAAAGCACTATAATATAGAAGATTTCTTTAAAATGAAATTACCTAATTATAAAGCCCAAGCAGCATTGTACTCATTAATAGAAATCTATAGTGGAGATAATGCTCTTAATCCAAACCAGATTATAGAAAATAAAACAGTTTTGTTAGAGTTTTTAACTAAATCTACAATCAATAAACAAGAAGTTAAAAACAGCATTCTAGAAGAATTTAAACATCAAGATAAAGATATCCAAGTATTAGCTTATAGAGTATTATTAGAAAAATTTAATGATAAATACTCAGGATTAAACATCAATCAAAAATCTGTACTAAAAGAATTTATTAACAGTGTTGATAGTACTCCTAAATTAAAAGAGTTTTACAACACTAAAGTAAATGAAATTAAAAATCATCTAACTAACCTTAATAAATCAGTTACAGATAAAGCTATACAAATTAAAATTAATGAGGTTATTAACATATTGCCTTCATTAGGTAAGAATGATAAACCAAATGATGATAATTTAGTTAACTTACTTCAATATTATCAATTAGTTGAAGAACTAGAAGTAGCAGCAAAATGAGAGAACGCATTCGTGAAATAGTTAAAAGAATGTTAAAGGAAATGAGCGCCACAGGAACTGGTGCTTCTTTCACTCCTGGTACAGGTGAAAACTATGCTACTCCATTTGCCTTTAATCCAAATAAAAAAGCAAAAGGTGCTGCTAGTAACTATTATGTTAAAAAATTAGGTTTTAAACCTGTAGACACTGAAAAACTACATAAACAAGCTAAAGGAATAGAATCAAAACAATTATGGAAGGGCAAACGTTCCTAACATAAACTATATTTATAGACATGGAAAAAACATTACAAGCACAATATAACCTTATTAAAGAAGGTAAAGGAGATAAAGCATATTTTTTAAAATCGGCATTTCGCCAATTCCCAGATATGTTATCTCAGATTAATTCATTTTCTGATACTGTAACTATCCTTAAAAATAGAGGGATCATCAGCGAACAGATTGGTGGTTTAGTTACTACAGGTAAAAAACAGGATTGGCATGCTATCTTTAATGAGAATATAAATAAGCTTAAAGAAAATACTGGTGACTTTTTTGTTGTAGAAAAGCCTAATGGATATGCTGTAAAATATTTTTCATCATATGATGAAGCATTAGCATATGTTAATCAAGTTGATCCTGAAGGAATGATTGATTTAAACATTAGACAAATTGAAGATTCTCAAGATACTGAGTTAGCTCGTCGTGGTGATGAATATACTCAAGGAATGGAAGATCTTCATGCTTTACCTAATAAAGGTAAGCTTAAAGAAGATAATTTAGGTCATAATGAAGAATGGTCATTACAACCTGAAGGAAGATTTTGGATTCTTACATATAGAACTATAGATGGTAAAAAAGAAAAAGTATTCCAATCAGAAGAAGAAGCAAAAACATGGATAAAAAGTAACTTATCTGAAAATGTAAATTCTTTAAATGAATCTAAAGAAGCTAAAGCAATAGAAAAAGAAACTACCAAAGAAGTTACAGACATGGCTACTCGTGGATATGATTATAAAGACGAGAAGAATTATGATAACGTATTTGGTCAAGAATTTTTACAAGGATACTACACTGAAATGAAAGATCCTAAAAATGCTGACAAGCATGTTGATGAATTAAGAGCTATTGTAGCTAAAAACTTAGCTAAAGATATTAATCACTATGTTAAAGATGGTCAATTTGGAACTAAAGGAGTAGGATATACAACTGAAGCACCAGGTTTAGGTGAACCAAAAGAACCTAAAGGTAAATTCAAATCATCAGGATATGGCGATTTAAAAGAATCAGTATTACGTTTAGCTATTCAAGATATTATCAAAGAAGTGTTAACTGAAGATTTAGATAAAGATTCTATTAAAAAAGAAGGTGAAGATGCTAAAGAAAAAGCTATGAAAAGACGTATTACAAATGAAATTGTAAGACGTAAAAAGAAAATGAAAGCATTACAAACTTTAACTGAATTAGATGGTGAAGAAAATGATGATAATGCTAAAAAAATTAAAGGACTTCAATCTGAAATTAAACAATTAGAAGGAATGATGGGTAAGTTAGATGGGAAGAAAAAAGTTAAAGAAACTTCACTATCTGAAGCCACCCCAGAAGAATTAAAATTAAAACAAACTACTATAGCTAGTTCTAATGAGCAAATAAAAAAATTAAACCAACAAATTGCTTTAGAAAAAGATCCTAAAACAAAAGCAGAATTACAAGCTAAACTAGCAGTTGAAAAAGCAGATTTAGCTAAAGCTCAAGCTATTAAATAATATGAAACAAGTATTAATTGAAACCCAATATTTCACAGCTAAACCTCTAAAATTAGTTGAAGGTACTATACCTACAAGTAATCCACTTGTAGAAGGTATCTTAGCTACTTGTGAGGTTAAGAACGGTAACGGTCGTTACTATTCAAGAGATTTGTGGGAACGTGAAATAAAGAAATATATGGAGTGCGTTAATGCTAATAGAGCATTAGGTGAATTAGATCACCCAGACTCATCTATTATCAATTTAAAAAATGTTTCACATAATATTAAAAAGATTTGGTGGGATGGAGACCATGTGATGGGTGCTATCGAAATCTTACCTACACCATCAGGAAACATATTAGCAGCATTATTTGCTAATAAAATACCAGTAGGTGTTTCATCTCGTGGTATGGGTTCATTAAAACAAATGGGTGAGTTAATGGAAGTGCAAGATGATTTTGAATTACTATGTTGGGATTTTGTTTCAACACCATCTAACCCAGGTTCATATATGAAAGAAAGAGGTATGATGAATGAATCTAAAAATCCTCAACAAACAAATAAATATATTAAAGCTAATTCTATTATTACAGATATACTTTGTGCTAATGGAACTTGTCCAATATTTTAACCCCTCCTAGAATAGTATTTTAGGACCGATGCCTTTCGAAAGAAAGGCATTTCTTTTTCGACTTTACATATCTCCATATATATGTATGTTCAAATATGCTACCCCTGATATCTATATGTAGCATTTACAAATAAAAAAATCTATTACGTTTCTAATAAACGTATTTCCAAAAACAATTTAATTGAGGACAAATGAACAGAGAAATGCTCAAAGAAGCAATCGCTGAGGCTAAAACCATTAAGGAAACAGCTATTGCGAGTGCTAAAGCCGCTCTTGAAGAAGCTTTTACTCCTACTTTAATGGCCGAGTTTGCTAATAAGCTAAACGAAATGGACGAAGAGGATGAGAAAATGACTAAAGAAATGGCTGACGAAAACTACAGTATGGATGAAGGTGAAGATTTTAATCTTGACGAAATCCTAGCTGAATTGGGGGCGGATGATGATGATTCAATGGAAGAAGGAATTTATGAGGCAGAAGACGACATGGACAATATGGACATGGATGGTGATATGCCAAGTAATGAAGATCTTGAAATGATGATCAAAAATATCTTAGACCAAGAAATTGCTGCTTTAATTGACGCTGGTAAATTAGAAGCTGGTGACGATTATGAAAAAGACGAAGAAGGTGGTGCTGATGAAGAAGAATTAGATGTTGATGCTGAAATTGACACTGATGATACTGAAGCAGTAGATGAAGAAATCTCTATCGAAGAACTTTTAGCTGAAATTGAATCTTTAACTATCGATGAAGGTAAGAAAAAAGCTAAAAAAGAAGACGAAAAGAAAGATGAAAAGAAGGAAAAGAAAGAAGACAAAGAAAAAGAGTTAAAAGAAGCTTATGACGCGATTGCTGAATTAAGAGCTGAACTTAACGAAGTTAATTTGTTGAACGCTAAACTTCTTTACACTAATAAGATCTTCAAAGCTAAAAACTTAACTGAGTCTGAAAAAGTAAAGGTTTTAAACACATTTGACAAAGCAGAAACTGTCAAAGAAGTAAAATTAGTATTTGAAACATTGACTGAATCTTTAAAAGCAACAGCTTCTAAAGTAAGCCCAATTAGAGAATCACTAGGATCAG